AACAACAACCATGTGTATGTATCCAAATTTTGAGACAGTTATGATACCTAGACACAAACCCGATGTTCTCTTAACCCTAACTGAAAATCAAGGGAGGGAGGCTTATGAAGCAGCTGTTAGATCTCAAGGAAACATTCGTAACTTTTTCACCTATCTAGAAGGGTATGATGAAATGGATGAGTTTAAAACCCCTAAAGAGTTTATAGCAGAGGTGTTGAGTGATCCAGGTCCCCTTAAAATTTTAGATAGTATAGCCGAGCATGGGCATATGTGGGATATCTTTCAAGAAAACTATATTGACTCAAAAGGTGTAGATTTAATTAAATCCACTGTTTCGTTTTCTGATGCCGATATGTATGATACCTATATCTATCAATCAGGTAATTGGAATCTGATGCCATACTTTGTATTACACGCTTTAACTTTACCAAAGTCAGCCCTCGGTGAACCCCTGGATAAGGATAAGATACGACCTGGTTCGTGTTGGACAAAGTTAGGAAATTACAAGATGCGTAAACAAAAGTTTTCGGATATTCAGAAGAAATCTAGAACGGGGTTGGGGGTTGAAGAATTGTGTCTATTAAAGAAGTATGCAGAAAAAGGAGACTTGGAACCACTACTTGAGTATAAAATAACTCCTCAAGATTTTGACGTCATCAATCATCTTGCAGTTGGAAATGGCTTAAAATCAAAGGACGTAACGAGAGTAAAGAAAGCCTTGAAAAATGCCTACGACAGATGATGAAGTCAAAGAACAAGAGGAGAACGATTCCATCAAGGTGATTGGTAACGAAATTTTGTATTATGGGGATATTGACCGCGAAAACGCACTTGAATTTGTAGAAAAATTCAAAAAGCTCGAAATCGATCTTCTCAAAAAAGCGGCAGAACTTGTTGGATACGAACCAATGATTCGTGTTCACATAATGAGTGAAGGGGGTGATGTGTTTGCGGGCCTAAACATGATGAATGTTCTTGAACGCTCGCGTGTTAAAGTCATAACAATCGCCCAAGGTTCCTGTTGTAGTGCAGCCACCTTTGTACTTTTAGGTGGAGCTGAGAGACGTATGGGTAAGAATGCGTACTGCCTTATCCACCAAATTAGTACTGAAATGTGGGGTAATTTCAATGAGCTTAAGAATGAGATGAAGTCAAATGATAAGCTCATGAAGATGCTGAAGGACATGTATCTCTCGAAGACAAAGATCCCTGAAACCAAGTTTAAAACCCTAATGAAAAAGGATATTTATTTGCCACCGGACAAGTGTCTTAAATATGGAATCGTTTCCGCGATTGAGTAATTGTCACATGGCGCTTATATAATCCCAAAATACACAAAAAAATAAAAATAATACAAAAAGTATTTGCATTCAATGGCATAAATGTGCTTTCTGGAGGCCTAAGTCGTTCCATTCTACCGTAATTTATAACCGGAATTTCCGACATCTACTTAAAACTGATATTTTATTATCGTATAATGGAACGCCTTATCAGACAAGACAAGCACGGTCGCGACCGCTACATCGACATCAAGGTTGAAGACCTAAAGAATGGAACTGCGGATATCGTGAAGGTCTCTGGCATCGTGGGAAGTGACAAGTTTACTGAATCACGAACCAATGTTAAGACTGGTTATGAGAAAGCTCTCAAGCGAGCTCAAACTATGTGGAACAATGAGCATACCAAATGTAATCAGGTGTTGCCCATGCTTGCGAACAAGTGGGAGGAGAGGAAGAAATACATCTCCGAACCTTTCTATGTTCAACCCAAACTTGATGGTGTTCGTCTACTGGTTTCAAAGGATGGTGGTATCTCACGAACTGGTAAGATTATCCCTGGAACCGAGGTTCTTGGGAAGGGTCTTGAGCCGGGTCAATATGTGGACGGTGAAGCGTATGATCCCAATCTCTCATTTGAAGATCTTACCAGCACCTTCAAAACCGATCCTCTGAAGCTCAAATTTTATGTTTTTGACTTCTTTGATCTCAAGAAGCTGAATATGACTTTTGAAGAACGCTGGCATAAGGCCAAATCTCTATCGAATATCCACTACGAATATGTTGAGACCTTCAATATCAAAAAACATAAGGATATGGAAGGCTATCACAAGATGTTTATGCAGCAGGGATTTGAGGGTACCATGATCCGTGACCCCTTCAGTGTTTATGAGGTGGGTCAACGAAGCAACTATCTCCTCAAGTACAAGGATTTCCAGACCGAGGAATATGAGATTGTTGGTGCCAAGACAGGGCATGGTCGCGACGCTGATGCGGTTGTCTGGGTGTGTAAGACTCAAGATGGGCATCAGTTTACAGTTCGTCCCGAGGGAACCATTGCTCAGAGGGAGGAGCATTACAAGAACTACAAGGAGTACATTGGAAAGATGCTCACTGTGCGTTTCCAAAACCTGACAGCCCAAAAGGTGCCCCGATTCCCGGT